GGGTTCTTCTTCTTCATCGTCTGCTTCTTCCTTCACTGCCTTGTCAGCTGGTTTTTTACCGCCATCAATAGCATCGTCAGTAGCCGCACGTTTCTTATGTAAGAACTCATCAGATGAATCAACGTCGCCGTCGTTATCAATGTCCTTGTCTTCACGATCTTTGAAATTCTTGTCGTTCTCTTTGTCATTAACTGGATCGAGTTTCTTCTCGTTGTACATACCACGAGCCATTTTCTCTTTAGATGACAACTTCTCGTCAACCTGATCAGCATCTTCCATTACCGAATCCAGACATTTCTGAGCCTGCGCTTTGTCGCATCCGAACGCCTTCATCAGAGCTTTGATGCCTTCATCGCTGTTCTTGGTTGGGCCAAGGACCTTATGAATCTGTGCTTTTGAAGGCAATTTGCCTTCAGTAACTTGTTCTGCTTCGGAGACTTTCATTGACTTATATGCCTCCATAATTTTTAAAATGTTGTTTGACATTATGTGTCTCCGTTAAGACGTTAATTAGTTACCAAAAAAGAGTTTTAGAGCAGCACCAACTACTACTGTAGTAGCTATGCTTAAAACAAACTGCATCACCTTGACAGTCTTACCTTGTTCGGCGACTTCATCTTCTAGCTCATCCATACGAGCTGAAAAGCGGTTCATCCGTTCAAAATGCTGATTATTTTGCTTCTCGATGTTTATCAATTTCTCCTCGGCACGAGCCAAGTCAATCATAGCGTCAGATAGTTTGTCGATTTTCTGTTCGATCCGCTCTAGGCGTGATTCTTCGCGTTTTACATGATCAACTAAGTCAAAATGCTGTTGAGACATTAGTATAAACCTTTTGTTGTTGGGTTAAAAATATTTACCTGTATTTATAATGTATTTAACTATCAACTTTGGCACCAGCGCGCCATTGATAGCATGACCAATATCTAGCTTTCCACTTAGGGCCAGGATTGCCACAATCGTGTCTTGCTCTAAAACTTTTACGGCGTTCAGGATCGTCGCGCTTGATGCTCATATCCGGATCACCGAAGTTGACCTTGACCACATTTCCTTTGTCGTTCTTGACGTACACAGAAAACTTCTTAGGTCCACTAGGCGTACGGAACGGGTCGTTCAAGTTGACTTTCTTACCTTGATATTCCGACTGTTCTACGATTAACTCTTCGCAGGTGCACTCTTTGAGGTATGCCTTAAAACTAATCATGATGATTTCTTGATTGACATCAGATACTGTCCACTAGCAACTGTTGTCTTACCGCTGTCCCATTCAACTTCAACACCTTTCTTCAGATTGTCACCGCCTTTTATAACGGTTCCTTTCATATCGGGGTTGTGAGTTTTGGCGACACGCATACCTCTGACGAATTTCTTTACATCAGTACCTTTTGCTTCATCAAGTTCAACAGATTCTTTAGCGTTAGCACGCTTTCTACTCATAGAACTAACTTTATCAGAACGTAGCTTCGCTCTATAACGATCTCCGACGCTCTGAGCAAACTTATCCCGCTCAGCTTGCGTCATAGCTTCATTTTTAACAGCAGGACACTTCCCACCATCTTTAGGAGCTACGTGGGTTGTACCACAACGGCCACATGGAGTAGCCTTTGCTTCATCGAGGGATGCTATATGTTGGTGAAAACGTTTCATTTGGTCATACTCCGTATAACATCAGCAAGAGCTCTTGCCGATATGCCTTTAATATTAAAGTGCTTGACGGTTTCTGCTGCCCAATAATCAATACTATGTCTGCGCTCACCTTCTTTGTAATTCTTCATCTTATCGATTGCGTACTTAGCTAGGGAGTTGTAGTGTTTTTTAAGGACAGTTTTAGATGCGAGTCTACCGATGTCGTGCTCCCACGAGCGCTCATCGATCTTCATTTGGGGGGTATCTTTAACGTATTTCTTTTTAAGTTTGTCGGTACCTTCATCGCCAGCACCGTTTTCTTCAGGAACACAATTAGGGACGTCTTTACCGCCCTTCTTCTTCATGCCGACCTGCTTGTACCCATCCCAACAATCTTCATTAAACATATCTTTAAATGTCTTTTTAGTATCATTAGGCTTGGCTGGTTCTTGTTGTTCGGCGATGGTTGTAGTGTTCTCGACCAGCTCAACAGCGTCAAGCCATTTGCGTAGCTTCTTACCGCCAACAGTTTCGACGATAACATAGTTAGCTCCCAGTACACTAACAGTACCAACCTCATCAGTCTCTTTGATTACAACCTGGTCACCTACCGAGAACAATTCGCCTTGAACGAACTTCTCACGCATTTCGGATACAGGCGCAAGCGAGATGTGATTTTTGAATTCTTTTTCTTCTTTGAGACCCATCCCTGCGCGCACATCATTGAACAGCTTACGAGCATCAGCATTGGATACGGCTTTAGGTACGCCTTGGGAAAATGCTACGAAGTCGTTATCAATAGCATTCTGGCGCTGTTTGGAAGCTGACATTCCCTCGATACCGTCAGCATCTGGGTCACGTTGGCCAGCAGAAATTACTTTGATGGACTGGAAGTTGTAAAACCCATGGCGAGCTTCCTTTCCATTGTATTGGTTGAATAACACATCGAATTGATTAACGCGATCGTCCCCAACAACCATAGTGACATTCTTATATCCCTGGTCATACAACGCTACCAATGCGTCAATCGGGGTCTTGACTTTCTTGTCTATGATGATGCTACGTGCATGCTTAGGAAACATCTTGCGCGCATGCTTGACTTTATCGTTGTACGATAGCGGGTTCTTTTTCTTATCTTGAGTCTGTGAAATAAATACTTTGTAATCAGCTTTGCCAGACTTAGCAGCCAATACATCCATTACTTTACCGTGCCCAATCGTCGGAGGGTTCATTCGGCCGAACGTGAAGAATACTTCACGCTGCTCTTCAACTAAGTATTGACTGAAATTCTTAATCATCTTTATTACCGCCACCACGTTTTTTAGCTAACTCTGCCTTACGAACTTGAGGCAATAGCTTACGAGCAGAACGAGATATCTTCTGCTGCATAGCCGGCTTCTCTAAACGCTTCTCGATTTCTTTTTTACGTGCGTTTGACAGATCGGCTTTTGGAATATTTTTAGTGAATTTTTTAGCAAGCATGTTACGCGCTTGTTTACGAGCACGTTTCTTGAGCTTGTCTAAGTTAGCTACTTTACGTTCAGCACGACGTCGACCCATAGCAATCTTAGCTTTGTTGCGCTTCATAGAAATAGCCTTCTTTCTACGCTGCTGCATATCTAGGGATTCGTCTTGAACTTTTCTGTCTTTAGCTGCTTTAGCTAAATCAGGATCACCGGTACCGGTGTAATCCGTAGCTACAAATTGTTTAAATGACAATGGCTTGTCCATTGTTACTTCCTTCTATTTGGTTAACCCATTAGCTGCGACTCGCAGAGTCCCACCCTTTTAATATGTCTGGTGAAAAGTTGTTGTATGAAAACTCCATACGATCAACCAGTTTCACCGCATCACCACCAAGTGTATCAATCGCCACGTAACCCTCTTCACCAGTCACTTTGTAACCTTTTGAAGTTTTTACGAAAGTATCGATTGATTTCAGTTCATTAAGTTTATTTATAAGTTTTATTTTAGCAAGCACAATAGTCTTCTGTAATTCGAACATATTGACTAGCGATACCTTGTTATCAGCCGAGAAAAACTCGAGAACCTTGTCGCGTTTATCGCGCTTACCGCTCTTACCTTTCTCAGTTTTCAGCTTATCAATCTCTTTAGCGTAACGGTCTTCGATGAACTTGATCAATTGATCCACGTGCTTACGCGAATCCTTTATAACGCTCTGGTTGCGTACCAGCTGGTTGTTAAATATTTCAATTAATCGAGGGAGCTCATCATGAGATTCTAATTGACGTAGAGTGGTACCTGATATTTTGTTGAACAGCTTACCAGCTTGAGTTAGCAGCTTGTTAACTTCGTCAGTGTCGCGCTGAGACATTGTAGCCTTAGATAGATCTGTTAACATAGCATCCTGCGACCATACATTAGCGCTGCGTTTAAGAGCTTTTACGTTAACGCCGTAGTCAGCTTTCATAGACTCAAATGAATCGCCTTTGTATGTTGTGTGCCATACAATCCCGATGCTAGCTTTGAGGATATCGCTAGCCTGATCTGTTGGTACTGCATACACGATAGTGTTAGGATGGAATACAACGTAGTCTTGACCGTCGATCTTCTTCTTAGTTAAGTCACCAGGTCCGAACAAGAAGTCGCCCTGGATAACGCCTTTGATACCCAACGCTGGTAGATGCTTGAGTGCAGCTTTGAGCTTTTCGGCTAGATCGCCAGAGGTGTCAGCATCGATGTCCGCATCGCTCTTATATACCTTAGGATTCTTATTGAAGATACCTTTCTTCGCAACGAAGAACTTTCCGTCTGATGGATCGGTGCCACAGAAGATTGCTGGAGCACCATCCCACTTAACCGATACCTTACCTTTATGCTTTCCTGCTAACATATCACGTAGTGAACGTAGAGCAAAGATAGCTTGTCGTGTACCATTGACCCCACCGTAAATTACCTTATCCTCAATGTGAGTCATGTGGGTGTTTTTTTGCTCACTTATAAATTGCTTGAAAGAATTCATCTTATACCCTTATCAATGGTTTTATACTTTTACTAGTGAAACGCTCCATCTCTATATCATCGCGCTTCACCTCTTTAATTGCTATAATCTCTCCGTACTGTGGATCTTTAGAGTCGTTGAGAATGAATATTACGTTATGTCCTCTGAAGTAGTGTTTGTACGCCAGCTCTTTGTAGCGATTGCTGAGACTTTCGTATACTCCAGGTGACGACTTTTTAAGTTCAGCGAACTTGGATCCGGAAATCTCTGGAGCTCCTTTAGAGCTTGTAATCCCAGCCTCGTAACATGCTGTCTGAATATCCACTTCTAGTTGACTCATCCCTGGAATGTTACCACCGAGCTTAAAATCGCTGACATAGTCTTTGGTGGCCTTACTCTTCCATCGCACAGCTTTAACCTCAAACTTCTCACT